TTTAATATTTAATACTTCTACTCAAAAATTATTAGTATATAACGCAACATCAGGTGCTTTTGAAGAAGCACAATCTGTTGGTAACTTCTTTATATCTACACTTAGCCCTGCATTTAATGGAAGCGTACAGGACTTTACTATTACAAACGCACCAAGTAGTGCACAGCAGATTATTTTAAGTATCAATGGTGTTATACAGAAACCTAATAGCGGTACATCTACACCTTCAGAAGGTTTTGCTTTATCAGGCAGCACAGTTAAGTTGGCTGCTGCACCTGCTAGTGGGTCAGACTACTTTGCAATAGTTCTTGGTTCTACTGTAAACATTGGTACGCCAAGCAACAACACAGTAACGTCTGCAATGATTGTTGACGGAAGTATTGTAAATGCAGACATATCAAACTCTGCTGATATTGCAGGTAGTAAACTGAGCCTTGTATCTACATCATCTGTCGCAGGGATTATTATTAAAGGTGATGGTTCTTCTGATGGATATTTACAACTTAACTGTAGTCAAAATAGTCATGGTATAAAATTAAAATCTCCTCCGCATAGTGCAGGGCAAAGCTATACTCTTACGTTTCCTTCTAATATTGTTAATGGTCAGTTCTTGACAACAGATGCTAATGGTAATCTAAGTTGGGCTGCTGTTGTAACTGATTTGGTAAATGACACTTCTCCGCAGCTAGGCGGTGACTTAGATCTTAATGGAAGTAAGATTAGCGTAGGTGACGGTGGACCAAACGCTAACCAAGAACATATACGTTTTGGAAATGACGGAGATCTTCGCATCTGGCATGATGGTTCGGACAGCTACATAAGAGATACTGGTACAGGTGGATTAAGAATAAATTCTAATGCTTTTTATGTTAATAATGCTGCTGAATCAGAAAATATGATCAGAGCATTTGAAAATGGAGCAGTAGAACTATATTACGACAACAGTAAAAAGTTTGAGACATTATCAAATGGAGTTAGGGTAAGTGGCAATATTGAGTTGTTGGAGTCTGGTGCTGATATTAGACTACTTAATGATAATGGTAAATTAATTTGTGGTGCAGGTTCAGACCTACTAATTTATCACGATGGAAGTCATAACCAAATTCAAGCTGCTGAAAACCAAAATATTATTATACGAGGTGCAGATAGTCCTAGTGGTACTCCTAGCGTACAATTAAATCCTAGAGGAAATCATACTGGTTTAAAAGTAACAGCACATCAAGGGGTTGAAGCTTTTTACGATAACGTTAAAAGGCTTGAGACTACAAGTGGTGGAGCTAAAGTATCTGGAGATTTAGATGTTGTTGGTCATGCTTTTCCTAATGCTAATAATACTTACGATTTAGGAACTACAGGTAATCGTTGGAGAAACGTTTACACCAATGACCTTAACTTATCTAACGAAGGTAGTGCCAATGATGTTGACGGAACTTGGGGAAGCTATACTATACAAGAAGGTGCAGACGATTTATTTTTGATTAACAAACGCAATGGCAAAAAATATAAGTTTAATCTAACGGAGGTATCATAATGGCTATTATTTATCCAGAAGGCACACAACAAAAATTTATAAAAGTTCAACAATTTGAATATGGAACTATTGGACAAGTACCTGCTACAACCACTACTAACTATACTTGGTGGAGTGTAAACTACAGCAGACTCAATAGTGGATCTAGTTTAATGATTCAAAGTGTAATTCCAGTTTATGAATTACCTAATGGTCCGTATGTAGGAGTTGCTTTAAATGTTAATGGTTATATATCTTCCAAAGGTTTATTACATTTTAGACCTAATAATGACACAACAGCTATTGGACATACCTGCATATTAACGTCTTCAGATATAGGCAGTACAACAGGTGCTATAACCATTGCTCATATTTGGAACTGGCATCACCATAATAGTTCTGTAAAACCATTTAACCGCACTAACTTATCTGGTGGTGGTGGAACCACCCCTGCCGGTAACTATGACTCTAGAGTTGGAACAAGTGCAAGAACGTATGGAACAATGATAGTACAGGAGTTTATACCATAATGATTAACAAGTATTGTCCAGATAGATTAGAAGCTGCTATGCAATATTTTGCAGAGTTAAATGACTCTAGAATGTGTTGTATAGAGCCTGATGGTAAAGTTTACACGCTAGACGCATGGCAAACTAAAACACCATTTACAGCAGATGAAGAAAAGGCTATAGACGCTAAACACGCTGCTATAGTAGCAGCTTGGAAAGCTGAAGAATACAAATTAAAAAGAACAGGAGCAGATGGTACAACTGATACTATCTACCCTTCAGTTGGTGAACAACTTGATTACATCTACCATAATGGTATTGACAAATGGAAGGCAGATATAGTCGATCCTGTCAAAGCCAAGTACCCAAAACCTAGCTAACTATGGCATTAACAAAAATATCAACAGATGGTGTCAAAGATGATGCCATAACAAAAACAAAAATTCCTGCAAACCAGATAGAAGCTAGTGAACTGGCAGATAACGCAGTTGACACTAATGCTATAGCAGATCAAGCAGTAGCTTTATCTAAACTTCCACATGGCACATCATCTAATAATGGTAAGTTTTTACGAGCAAACAACGGAGCAGATCCTACATTTGAGACAGTAGATTTAGTATCTGACACAACACCACAGCTAGGAGGTCAATTACAAAGTAATGGTCAGCATATTAATCTTGAAGATAGTAATAAACTAAAACTAGGCAGTGACGGAGATACAGAGTTATTTCATAATAATATTGATGCTTATATTCAAAACCATACTGGTGATTTAAATATAGAAAATGTTGGTACAAATAGTGATGACATTACTCTAAAAGCTAAAGATAACGTAAGCATACGAGTTCAATCTAATGAATCAGCAATAGAATGTTTTGGTGACGGAGCAGTAGAATTATATCACGATAACACTAAAAGATTTTCAACCACTAATTCGGGCTTTACTGTAAAAGAAGGTAATACTACTAGGCTGTCGTTTGAATACAGCAATAGTTTAGCTTTTATAACAGCTAACGCAGGTAACGAAATAAAAGTATCATCTGGTAATGGTGATGCTAACGGTATTGAATTTTGGGATTATACAGGTGTAAACAAACGCTGTCAGATAGATGGTCATGGTATTAAATTTAATGCTGATACAGCACAAGCCAACGCACTTAACGACTATGAAGAAGGTACTTGGACTCCAACTGGTTCTGGTTTTACTGTGTCTTCTGTATATAGTGCTAGATATACAAAAATAGGTAGACTAGTTCATGTTAGTACTTATTTCCAAGTTGCAACTGGAAGTGGTACAAGTGTACAACCAGAAGTATTAGGACTTCCTTTTGCCGCATATGGCGGTAATGCTTATAGTTATGGAAGTGGTCGTGTAGGTAGTGCAGGTGGTAATACTCTTTCACAAAATAATATTGTTTGGCAAGTACAATCAGGGCAGAGCAAAGCTAAACTCTACGTTAATGATGGTGGTGTTAATGAATCTATGATTTCTGGACAACACATGATATTTAGCGTAGTATATGAAGCTGCATAGACCGAAGCTACGTCTGAAAACTAAGCCTAAACCTGTTTTAATCGGAGATTAATCCTAATGGCACTTACAGAATCAATCGAATACGACAAGATAGAAGTTATCGGTCAATACAAAGCGGTGCAAGTCCGTAAAGCAACTGTCATTAAAAGAGATGGTGTAGATATAGGTGCAAGGTCTTTTGAAAGATATGTATTACATTGTGGACAATTAGATGCTTCTGATAATTTAGTTGATACTGACTTGTCAGGAGAACCAACAGAAGTATCTGCAATATGCACAGCAGCTTGGACTACTGATGTAAAAGCTGCATACAAAGCATTTCTTATAGCAAATAAATCAATATAGTGGACATACCAGAGATTAATCTGCCTGACACAGATTATATTCTCGTACCACCTAGTACAATTTTTTATCCACCTGTGGCAGAAATTCCGTACCTAGATCCTGTACTTCTTCCAAGTCTGGAACAGGTACAGTCGGGGTTGGGAGGTCAGGAATCTTCTGTTGAAGAAGAAACATCATCTTCAAAGGAGGAAGAGTTAGAAGTAACACCAGAGACAATACCGAAAGACCTGCTAAACCCCAAAGAAACTTTATCAACTGAAGAAACTGTAGCTACATTTAATATACCTCTATTTGGTGAATTTCCCATACCTGCACCAGAAGTCATAGCTTCTAGTGTTATAGCTAGTGGAGTATCGGCTACAGCAGCAGTAACAGGTTCAATAATTTTGCAAAGCGTTGTAAATCAACTAAAAAAACTTATGACAAAAATATTTAAAAAAGTTCTTAAAAAAGAAGTCGCAAATGTGAAAGAAAAGATGGATAATAATAAAGGTAGCTAGAGTTCACATACCTGTACATGTGGCGTCTAAACTAGCTACTTAAATTTTTCTGGATTAGCTTTTACATAACTTCGTATATTGATTACATCATTGCAGATGTATGCGAACTTAGACTCAGGGTTTATCATGTAGCCTGATGCGTGAAGCTGACTACATTTCAAAACACGAACTAGCTGTTTATCATGCACTTGCTTGTCTAGTTCTTCTTTGGCTAGGTCTAGTTTTACTTTGGATAATTCGTTACAAGTTTGATTATCTCCCAGAGGTATCATAAAACTCATTTGTACTCCCCACCCTTCATTGATGCTATATGTATCTTCTCCTTGTGCATCATTACCTGTATAAAAAGGAGTTATTGCCATAGTAGGTTGACTACATACTAAATTTCCAAACTGCTGCTTACCTGTCATGCCATTATTAATATTCATATTCTGGTTGATAATACTAGAATTACCAACAGCATTGGGTTGAGCCTGTACGTTTGTATCGCCTTCGGCTCTTGCTTTATTACTGACTAAAGACAGACAAAGAAGTGATAACGCTAGTAGTCGTAATCGTATCATTCTGTGTGATTTCTTCTATTTTAGTTCCTGATGCTCTAGTAGTCACACTTAATGACCAATCATCAGTAGCAGTATTAGGAGTAAAAATTGCATCTGTAGCTGTTATTCCTCCGCTAGAAGCACTTGTAACAGCAATATTTGAAGCTTCCCAAGTTTCCAGAGCAGACCCATATTTCTGAGTAACTATTGATCTGGTTATAGTCTGAGTAGTATTCTCTGTGCGGTTGCTAGAGCCAGTACTCCAAGTGGGTACTCCGTTTGCGTAGCAAGGTGCTACTAAAAATAAACCTAGTAAGAATAACTTTTTCATTTGATGCCTACTTTAGAGTTCTTATTATCTACTATAGTATCTTTTTTCTTCTTTATCTGAAACCCTAATGAAGCAGTAGAAGCTGAAAAAATACTTGCAATAAATGTTGGGTCAAAATCTACTATTTTTTTGCCAGATGGCGGTTCGTAATATGAGAGAGATAATAGCGTTGCCGACCAAAGAAGTACACAAACTTTGACAATGGTTTCAACTTTACTAGGTTCTTGATCTTCCATAGAAGTGCAAACTCTTGTCTAATACTAGCAATGTAGCTATGTTTGGAAAGTAACACAAGATTATTATGCTGAAAATCTTAAAACCAATACTACTAAAGTTCTTTACGACTACTGCTGTGAAGAGATTAGTAGTTGATCTGCTTAGAGCTATCTGCAAACAAACTACCAACACGCTTGATGACAGGGCTGTTGATATGTTAGAGCAACAGTTGTTTCCTAAGATGAACTGATATGACACATAAAGAGTTTTTCAAGATTCTTGTTGGCAACCCACCGCCAGAAATAGAGTTTGAAATCGAAGTAAAGCAACGTGAAACAGAACAACTACCTGATGAAGCTGTAAGGGCATACTGTTTAGACCTAGTTAAGTACACCAAGCTACAAGATTTGCTTTTAACTTCAGCAATAATGCGTATATCAGAAATAGAAACCAAACTGTATCGCTATGAGAAAGGTATGAGACTATACAAAAAGGTTAGAAAACTAGGTTTCTTTGGTAAAATAAAGTATCTTCTATCTGGCAATACAGACCA